ATCTAAACCTTCTCCAACAAGTGAATCAGGATTGTCTGCAGATTTAGCTTCTACTGTAGTGCCCCACTTAAACTTTATAAACCTTTCTTTTTCAGAAGCTCTTTCTATATCACTAGCACGACCTATTACCATATTTTTCCATACTTCTCTAAACATAAGGTCTGCTTTATCATAAGATAAACCTACTAGCCAAATCTTTTTATCAGGCTGAGAAGCATAATAAGTCGCTTCCATAGCTGAAGCTGTAGTCTTTCCAAATCTTCTACCACACACCATAACAAAAAACCTTGCACTATCTTTTGTGGGATAATGCAACTTGGTTTGCCCATAATGAGGCTGATAGCCCATATATTCAAACCATTTCTTTTTATAATCTAATTGCGAGTTATTCAAAAATTTGCAAAATTTCTAACTTTAATTTAAGTTATATGTGTAAATTATGCAAAAATTTGTATAATTTAACTTTTATTAACAAAAAGGAGGACAGTATGTCCGAAGACAAAACAACAGCAATGACAGAAACAGTAAGTGAAAGTCCTGCTACAGAAACTGCTCAAGATAGCTCTAATGAGCAGTATATTGCAGAAAGCAAAAAGTATAGAAAAAGAGCTCAAGATGCTGAAGCTCGTTTAGCTGAATTAGAAAAACAGTTTACTAAATCAGAAGAAGATAAACTTAAAAAGAAAGAAGAATATAAAACTTTGTATGAAAAAGTTTCTTCTGAAAATGAAAGTTTAACTGCTGATTCTGAAAAGTGGGCTAAATATGAAGAAGCTAAAAGAGCTAGTTTATTAGAAGTGCATCCTGAAAATGATAGAGAGAATTTATCTAAATTAGATTTAGAAACTCTTGAATATGTTACAAGTAAAATTAATAATATAAAGCCTAATGCTCCTGAAAAAGCAGGTCAGGCAAGAAAGTCTGTGCCAAAAGCAGAATTAAAAGATTTTCAAAAAATGACCAAGCAGGAAAGAAAAGAGAATTGGGCTAATTATATAAATCAATATAAAAAATAACTCTCAAAATGAAGGCACGATAGTGTAGCTGAAAGAGAGTCAATTCAAAGGAGAGTACAATGGCATTTACTGACCCATTAGACGTCAATGTTCATTCAGGTGGTACAGGTGCAGTTACCCCTAATGTCGCTGACCAATTTGTCCCTGAGGTGTGGGGACAAGCTATTCTTGACACTTTTCAACAAAAAATAATGATGAAAAATGTTGGAACAGATTTATCACCTAACGTTGCTGAACATGGAGATAAGATTCACTTACCACACATTGGTGTTCCTGAGTTATCAGCTTTCACACATGGTGCTGAAATAGCTGCTGACATAACATCAGGTGGTTCAATGACATCTGAAGAAACAGCTTTAACTATATCTGAGTATAACGTAGCTTCAGTTTACGTTCCTGATATTGTTAATGTTCAATCAAACTATGATTTATTAAGCATTTATACTAATCAATTAGCTTATGCTGCTGCTAGAGGTTTTGATAATTATATGCACTATTTAGTTGCAAATAATCTTCAAGGTCTATTAGCTAGTGCTACAGGTGCTGTTGGTGCAGATGCTGATACATCAATTCACGTTCAAACAACAGGTTCTGCATTAAGTGCAGCTAACCTATCATCTTTAATGTCTATCATACTTGGAGAAACAGGTTCAACACAAGGTTGGAATCTTGTATTATCTCCTGCTATGTATGCTAGCTTGGCAGCTCTTGCTGATTTTGTTAAAGGTACTGCATCTCCATTAGGTGCTGCTTTTGAATCAACAGGTAATGCAGGAAACTTACTTGGTATGCCTGTATGGGTTGCACAATCACCTTATATGGCTACAGATGGTGGAGATGTTTCTGCTGATGCTACTAAAGGTATTAAAGCAGTTGCTGACCTTGAAACTTCAGGTACTGATGATAATGATATAGTATATGGTTATGCTATTCATGAGTCTGCATTATATTATGCTTTCTCTAAAGAAGCTAAAATAACTGCTTCTTATCGTCATGCTTACTTATCTACATTAGTAACAGTTGAGTCTGTTTATGGTGGTGTAGCAATTAATACTGATAATGCAGGTGATAGAAGAATCGTAGCGTTGGTGGATTATGAGTAATCATAATTAACTTAATGTTAATTGTTAGAATAAAAGGGGTAGGAAACTGCCCCTTTTACATTTAAAGGAGATATATGGATTTATTAAAAGAAATTAAAAGACATGAAGGATTTGAACCTAAGGTGTATAAATGCACAGAAGGCGTAGATACAATAGGATATGGGTTTGCTATAAAAGATTTATATTTAGATGAAGATATAGCAGATTTAATTTTAATGAGAAAAATAGAAAGACTTTTAAAAAGGATTATATCTACATTTTCTTGGTTTGAAGAAAGCCCTAAAGAAGTAAAGTTTGTTATTACTAATATGTGTTATCAGCTAGGGGTTACAGGCTTTTCAAAATTTAAAAAGACTATATACTTTTTAGAAACAGAGCAATATGCTGAGGCTTCAACAGAGATGTTAGATTCTCTTTGGGCTAAACAAACGCCAAATCGTGCTAAAGAGTTAAGCCATAGAATAGCACTATTGGCTGATTAGGAATTTTCAACTTTTTATACTAAATTACCTCAATAAAATTTAAGGAAATCTATGCCTAAAAACGAATACGCTGTATCTAAAAGGGTTATAGTTACACCTGATAAACATTTTCCATTACACGATAAAAAAGCAATTAGTGTTGTTTGTAAGGCTATAGAACTTGTTAAGCCTGATGCTTATATAGATTTAGGAGATACAGGTGAGTGGTCTTTATTTAGCAGACATCATTGGAAAAATAAAGAAAAACCACCATTAGAAGTTTTAATTCCTATGTTAGATAAAGAAGTTAAAGCTGTTAATAAAGGTATGGATATTATAGATAAAGCATTAGATAATGCAGATTGCAATGAAAGATATTTTATACAAGGCAATCATGAACTATGGCTAGATGAGTTTGTCAGTAGGCATCCTTATTTGGAAGAATATATGACAGAAAATGCTTTAAACCTTAAAGAAAGAGGTTATGAGTATTGGGAGTATATATCTGATAAAAAATTAAAGATAGGAAAGTTAAATTTTACTCATGGCGACTATGTACCAATACATCATGCTAAAAAACATTTGTCAGCATATAAAGAAAATATAATGTATGGGCATACTCACGATTTACAAAGATTTACGGAAACAGGATTAGGTGGCACACAAAGTGCTTGGAGCATGGGTTGTTTAAAAAATACAAACTCAGATAAAAATAAATGGATGAGAGGCAACTTAAATAATTGGAATCATGCTTTTGCTATTGTTGATTTCTTTAAAAATGGAGATTTTAAAGTAGAAGTTGTAGAAATAATAAACGGAAGAACTACCGTTTGGGGAAACTATATAGAGGGTTAAATGAATATTGGAGATTATTTACTTAAAACAAATAAGATTACTCAGAAACAACGTGAGAAAGCTGAACTTGAGCACGAAGTTTCAGGGAATAAATTTGGCAAATGTTGCTTAGATTTAGGATTTATAACAAGAACTGAATTAAACCAAGCAATAAAAGCTGTACAAAAAAATCAACAAGGAAAGGAGAGGGTTGTGGCAACAGAAATAGGTGAGGGCAGTAAATTTACAATGGATTTAAAATTTGTAGCAACTCTTGGTGCTATTGTTATATCAGCTTGTGCTACTTATTTTACAATGGATTCTTCAATATCAGAACTTAAATCAAACAATAGTCCTAATAGATTAGAGTACGACTATGTTGTAAAAGAAATAGAAGGCATTAAGTCTATGGGTGATTTAAAAATTATATCATATAAACTTGATGAGTATGATGAGATGTTTGAAGAAATAAAAGATTTAGTAAAACAATTACAACCACTAGCAAGTGATTTAGAATATATAAAAGGCGAACTTAATAAACTTAAAAATAAAAAAATTGATATACCTGATGTTGATTTAACAGGATTAGAAAACTCAATTAATAATATTAACAGGAATGTTAATGCGATGAAAGGTAGCTTAGAATCATTTGAGGATAGGTTGGTTAAAGTAGAAAAAAGAGGGGGAGGAAGGTTTTAGTGTTTGAGAGATTTAAAAATTATACTTTATATGTGGTGGCGACTTGCACTTTATGCTTCTGTGGCTTTTTTGATAATTCGACTGCTTATGTGTCTATTGCTAATAATACACCATATATAAATGGAAATGCAGATTTAGACAATGACTATAAATACACTATTGGTGTTAGAAAAATTGCATTATTTGATTATCAAGTTAGAAAAAAGTTTTATAAAGGAAATGAAAATACTTTATCAGACAATGCTTTACTTGGAGCAGTTAATAGTTGGGAATATTTAGTTAATTATAGTTCTGTAAGACACAGGATGCACGAATTTGTAGACCAAGAATATTGGTTTAAATGGAGCAATAATTGGTTTGCTACTAAATTTAAATATATAAACAAAGAAAGTAGAGATTTAGAATTTACAAGTTTTGACTCAAGATTTAGACTTAATCTTAATAACTTTAATTTTACAATAGGTGGAGAAGTTAAAGGTCATCCTGTTTATGGGCATCCTGCTATATTAGACTATGATGGCGTTTGGTTTGAGTTAGCTTGGGATTATGGTTATGAAGATTTTGAAGTTCCTTTAAATGATTTAAATGAAAATGGTATTATTGATGATTATTATGTTTTTATAGAAACAGACCCTTATACGGAAGAAGGCTATTGGATTTATTACTATGAAGGCGTTAATTATTATTGGGAAGACCCTGAAGGTAATTATGTAGCAGGCTCTGATGAAGAATTTCATCAATATCATTATCCACGTCTTGTTGATATGTATAATAAAGACAACAAAATTAAGGAGTGGCAAGCAGAACTTTCTGTAGTAGTAGGTTTAGACATTCTTCTTGAGAATAACAATTATTATTCTCATATATGGGTCAATGCTTTCCCTTACTCTGTTGGTTTAACAGACAAGGCTTATAAGGGGGAAGACATTCAATATGACGTTGGCATGCTGATTGGCACTAACCTAAGTGAGCATATTGGGGTATTTATTGAGGGTATATATTTAAACTACTATGGGAAAAAAGAGCATAACATAACAGCAGGAATTAATTGGAGGTTTTAAATGCTTCAAGGGATTATAGTTAAGAAGGTCTTAGACCTTGTAATGAAACAAATTTTAAAGCAGTTTAAGTTAGATAAAATACAGAAATATGTAGAAGAACCAAATGAACTTGATAGGCAAGTTAAATCCTTGCAGAAAAATATAAACAAGTATGGTAAATACATAGAGGAAGTAGAAAAAGATATTGCTATCCTAAAAGATGTTATGAGTGGCAATAAAGCAATGAAAAAGAAGTTAGATAAATTTAAAAAACCAAGATTTTAAACAAGGAGAATAAAATGGAATTATTAATGGGTAATTGGGAATATGTTTTATTAGCAGTTTATGTAGTAGAAAAATTAGTTAAGTTAAGTCCATCTAAAAAGGATGACGTTATTTTTGATATGATATTAAAACCTGTTATTGATAAAATGAAAGGCAGATAATGCCAAGAGCTCGTCTACCACAACTACAATCTATTACAGAAGGCTCTTTTGAGCCTAATAGAAAAAATCCTATATTATTAGGAGAGGATAGTTTTTT